ACCGGGAAAGGAACACGGCGGCAGAGTTAAGGGCATGGATCAGGTGCCGCCCCAAATCCTTCTGCGCCCGGTCGATCTGCCGGAACAGCGCGTCCACGTCGGCGCGGGGAAACTCGATTGACGTGGCCAGGGGCATTACGCAAACTCCGCTTCGAGGGTGAGGCTGTAAATGCCATCCGTCTCTGATGCCGACGCCACGCGGCACGGCTTCCACAAATCGCTACCGGCGCGGGCGAAGTCTACCTTGACGCCCTCCGGTTTCCCTTTTCCGGGCCAGTCGGCAACGTTCATTTTCACGCTGGCCACCAGCGCGCTGTACTGGCCCTCTTCCGTGTCAGTCTGCACCGACTGGAAAGACCCGCACAGGCACCGCTCCACGATGTCGCGCCCGATACGCAGACGAGCCCGCGCTTCCGCCAGCGCTGCGTACTGTGCCTCGAACACTTTGGAGCCGATGCCCATGCGGTTTTCCTTCTCCACTTACGGGAAGCTCAGCACCACGCCGCCGACCGTAATCGCCGAGTTGGTATTCGCCGACGCCAAAACGCGGATGTACCGCTTTCCGCTCGTCAGGTCATACGCAACCGCCTCTTTCGCGGCAGCGTTCGTCAGCCCTGTGACGATGTTCGTCTTGACGGACGCAAACGTGCCGGTGGAGGCGTTCGCCGTTTGAATGATGAACGTCCCCGTACCGAGGGCGTTCGTCACCGTCGCCACGGAAAAGACGAAGTTGGCAACCCCATCGCCGAGGTTGTTCTTGTCGATCACCGTGTTGGTCGAGGTCGCCCCTGCCGCAAGCGCGGCGGGTTCAATAACCACGGCCGTGTTGAGGGTTGAGGCGTCCATCGCGGCCCATGCGCAAGACGCGACAAGCGCGACGGCGAGGGCGGTCAGAATCTTTTTCATTCGTCTGTTCTCCGGTTGTTTCGTTGACTAGGAAGTCAGCGCGGCCGCGTAGCTGAACGCCTGCCCGTGGCGGCACATGATGTCCGCGTCCTGGAGGGCCACGATCCGAACCGCGCCGGTCGTGCTGTTGGTGTACGGATCGACCGTGAGATCCACGCCGCTCCACAGGCCGATGACCAGCTGGCTCCACGCGCCAAAGAACAGGGCGTGGTTGGGGCAGTTCATCGAAACGTGGTAGGGGAAGCCCAGCATGGTCTTAGTCTCGGGCTTCAGAATCGAGCCGGACCCGAACGTGGAAACGTTTTCGTTCCCGGCCTGGTTTTCCAGAATGCCGTCGGGAATGTTCGCCAGCAGCGCCCAACCGGTCGGCCGCATGATCCAGCTCATGCCTTCAAAGTCGGCATTGTCGGTCATGATGTTTTCGACCATGGACAACAGCTGGGCACGGGTCGGGGCGTTCGCCGTCACGGTCGGGGTGTTCACGCCGGTCTGCGAAATCAGACCCTTGGGCTGGCCGTTCGCGTTCGTCCCGGCCAGTGCCGCGACTTCGATCAGCCGGGCCAGCGTGTTCATCAGCTCGTTCTGGACAAACGCCTCGGCGTCGATGCTCGACTGGAGCATCAGGCGGCGCGAAATGTCGGTCCAGCCGCTGGCGGTTTTGGGCGTCCCGGTGACCTGCGTCACGCTGGGCTTGCCTTCAGTGCCAGCGCCGTTCTCGCCGTCAACCCATCCGCCGGTGACGCTGCCGCCCTTGGGGATCGCCACGTCGCCAGTCAGGCCGGAAAGCGTGGTGACGCCGGCTTGGGCCAGCACCATCTTGGACCGCAGCGCGTCGATGAACTGCCCGGTGAGCAGGTTCGTCGCCACAAAGGCGGAGCCGTTGGAGGTCTTCAGGAACGGATCGGCACGCATCCCGATGGGGGCGCTGTGCGGGATGTAGAAGCCCTGCGCGGGCTTGCCGCTGCGCTTGGCGATCTCGTCGCTCAATTCGCGCTCGTAGCCGATGTCCACGGGGGACTTGGCACCAGTGCGGATGGCGTCGAGGTGGCGAAAAACGTTCAGAATGCTGAACCGCTTTTCAATGGTGCGCTTTTCCTCGGGGGAGAAAATCTGCGCGGCGTCGGCATCGGCGCGGATCGCGGGTCGGTCGGGCTTCTTGGAAGCCTCGGCCAGCTTGCGCTCGGATTCCTTGCGGTCTTCCTCCGCCTTCTTCAACGTCAGGGCGCGGAAGTCCTCGACGGACTTATCGCTCTTAACGTGCTCATCGGCAAGGCCAGGCTCCATGTTGAAGGCGCGGGCGAGGCGGTAGATTTCCACCACATCGTCGCCGCTCAGCTTGCGTTCGTGTTTTTCACTCATTTTCTTTGTCTCCATTCCGGCAACGATGGCCGGGGGGTTGTTGTTTTCTTTGATCTCTTGTTCAGCGCGGCCCACGCCGACGCCAGGGTCAGCCGGAACCGGCTCAAAGCTCGCCTCGTAGGGCATCCAAGACATTGCCCGTACCACCGGGATTCCGTCTTTTTCGCCGTCGAGGCGGTAGCTGTCGGCGTTCACCCGGTAGCCAACCGATGTGTTACGCCGCAGTTTCTTCACCGCGTCCTGCTTGATTTCCTGGGCGCGTTCGCCCGTGCAAAATTCCACCGGCCCGCCCATCTTTCGGTCGGCAATGTCAACGGCCATGAGCCCGATCTGGTCGCCGTAGTGGCGGTCCAGAATCACAAGCCCGTCCTTGCAACGGCTCATGTCCACGCTGCCAGGGGAGTGATCCAGCACCTCCCACACGCGCTGATATTCGCCGTTGTAGTAGGCGTAGGTCAGGACCGGGGCTTCGCTCGACACGCTCATGTGAACGGTAGGCTCTGCGCCCTCCGCTTCACCGGATCGAATCTCGAAAGACGCCTCGCGGTATTGGAGGTCTCTGCGCTTCTCGGGGGCTTCCGCGCCCGGCTTGGTTTTCTTTTTCATGGCTACTCTTTTCCCTTTTTCACCGGCTCGGGTTCCGGCTCGTCGTCTTCCGGCCTTGCCGCCTGGCCGTTGGCCTTTGGCGGGTCTTCGATGCCGTGTTTCTTCCGCATTTCCTTTTCACGTTCCTTGACTTCAAGGTTGTCCCCGTAGTCACCGCCAAGGTCTGCCGCGATGTCGCTGTCAGTTCGCCAGCCGTTTTCAACCGCCAGCTTGGCGGCGTGCATGTCCTTCATCGGGTCAACCCACATCCATCGCCGACCGCGAAACTCATGCTCTGAAAACTTGGGGTATTTCTCCTGCGGGTAGTTGCCGGAGATGGAAAGGGACAGAAACGACTTGAGCCACATCATGAAAACGGGCGACTTGTTCTGGGCAATCATCTGGTTCTGAAGCATGATCCAGCAGTCGCGCTCTGAAATTGTCCCCTGCCGCACAGACGAAAAAGACACCCCCGCCCAATCGTTGAAGGCGTTGGAGTATTCGATGCCGAACCCGCTAGCCACGTCCTTGTTCATGGAGGTCTTGAACGCGGTTACTTCGCGGTTTGGATGCTGGGGGACGCTGACCTTGTAATCCCATCCGGGCGGGAGGATTTCGCGCTGGCCCGCCTGCTTGTCAGCAACAAGGGCGTTCGCCACTTCGCTGTTATCGGGGTCCGTCAGGTCCACCGCGCCGTCTGGATCTTCATTCGAGGAATGGTAGGTTCCGATGGAGCAGGCTTCATCCCGCGCCGCCGTGATCTCCGCTTCGTCGTACTCTTGGAGCATTTTCAGCTTAATCAGCGAAGCGTGGCCCAAGGGGATGCCGCGGGGCTGGTCTTCGTCCTCGGGGGTGAATCCGTGAATGATTCGCTCCGCCGGGATGCGAACGAGGTAGCCGTGCAAGCCGCGAATTCCGCTTTGAACGTCCGTGGTGTGGAAGTAGTACGCCACCGGGCGGCCCGTCTGCCTGTCCATTTCGACGCCGCAATAAACCGGGTTTTGCCCGGCGGTCGCCTCTTGGAAGTAGGTTTCGTCCAGCGCATCTGGGCGGAGAATGCGGAAAGCGATGCCGTAGGGGTTGTCCGCTGTCATGCGGAGCATGAGATATTCGCCGTCCCGCGCCCACGTCTTGGCGTTCTGCGCGTCCATCTCGGGCATAGTCTTGCGCCCCGCCGCATCGCAGAACGTGCGGCCCGTCTCCGGGTCTCGCTGATTGCACCACCGCCAGAAGTGGTATTCGATGAACCGGGACGCCGACGCATCCAGCCGGTAATCTTTCGCGCCGGGGAATCCATCGTGCGGCGTTGACTTGAAGGTAAACCCGTCGCCCACCACGTTGACGGCGAACAGTTGCAGGTACCGCTTCATCGCGGGATTGTTTTTCGCCATCTCGCGGGACCGGCTGCGGATCGTGGCGAGTTGCGAGCGGATTTCCTGTGCGCTGAACCCGCCATCCCATTTCCACCCTGAAAGCAGGCGGTTGGTTTCGGCAGCGGCAAAGGACCGGACGGCCACCTGCCGCACCCGCGCCGTCGGTTCCGCCTCTACCCGCTTTTTCGTCCAGGGCATTCTCATATCAGCGTGAACCTCGATCTCAAAATGTGCGGGCGCTTATTGCCGGTTTCACGTTGGATTTGCTGTGTGCAAAAGGCCCGCAGTTTCAAAAGTTCGTCAATCGAGCGGTATGACACGCTCATGCCCTCGATGCTCATGGACCGTTGGTCGCTGGTTCCCCATGTGGCGATTGCCGCCTCGACGGAGGCCAGCACGGCAGACCACTTGGAAACGGTGAGGGGGGATGCCGTGACTTGAATCACGCCGCTATCGACGGCCACTACCTGGGCGACGGTTTCGCCCACGGTCTGGGTCGCCAGCGCGTCAAAGCGAATCCGCCCGCTAGGGATGGTGAGCGTCTGCGCAGATGAAAGCGTGATAGCCCACACCCCAGCCTCGCCGCCCGTGCAGGCTTGCGTGATCGGGGTTGGTGTTGCGAATCGGTAGGACACCGCCCATCCGTCCTCAACCGGGTAGTCCGAGATGGTCAGGATTTCGCTGATGGTTTCCCCCGCCACCAGTTCCGTCGGCATGATTGCTTGTTCTGTTGCCATTCTAAAATCAGACAACCGGGAAAACAAAAAGCGGGCCTCGTTGGTGTTGGTCCAACAAGGCCCGCGTAAAATGTCCTTGGGTAAAGATGCGGATGGCCGTCCGCACTTCCCGTTTGTCTATGGCGTCAGTTTCGCATATTGGCGGATTCCGTCAAGTGGGTGCGGTCGCGTCTGTTCCGATATTCGGACTGTCCGCAAACCACGCTTTCCTCCTCATATTCCGCCACCGCCTCCGCTCGTGTGCAGAGCATTTCCGCCTCCCTCGGCGTCATGGCCCGCCCCGCCGCCAGCTTCGCGCCGCAGTGGGCACAAGTCCGGTATTCGAGGATGCGCTGGCGCACCGGGTCAACGTGCCGCCCGTCGTCCATCCGCGTTGCGTGTCCGCAGTCGGGGCACACGCACGGCATCGTCGCCGGGATGTAGCGCCGGGGCTTGCGCGGCATGACCGGATCGCGCACCGCCACCTCCGGCTCCCGCGTCTGCACCCTATCGCCACCCGCCGCGCCCCCGCCCGATAACGGCTCGCCGTTTCGGATTGCCTGACCCAGCTTGCTCCGGTTGTTCTTTCTTTCCCTGCTCATTGTCGGTCCCTTTCGGTTGTTCGTTTCCTTTTGATATTTGCCCGCTGATTACGGCGCGGCATACTTTCTTTTTGCGGACGGTTGGCACCCCGCCGCTGCTCAACCCCTCTAGTGCCGCCGCAACCCAGCACCCCGTCAGCGCGTCTCCCCAATCCCAATGTGACCCGACAGCGTGAGTCCACTCCCACCGCCAGCCCATTTCGGTCTCGTACTTCTGCGCCAGCTTTTCCGCCGTGACGTGCTCGGCAAACGGAACGTGTGCGCGGGGGTTGGATACCGCGTGAATCGTGCATCCCCCGGCCTCGCCCACCTCCGCCAGCCATGCCCG